ATAACCTTAAATTGGCAGTTCGAGTCTGTCGTCCGCAACTAAATAACCTGTATCCTTGAAAAACTCGTATTTAAAGATAAGCAGGTTAGTTCCGAAATAAAAGGGTAAGAGAATAAGGAACAAAGATATTAGCCCGAAGTACAAGGGAACGAAGATAGAGTAAGTCCTCTGCGAAAGTATGAACCTCTCCAAATCGTGTGTTGGCACAGTTAGCAACTCTGGGGGTAATCTAAAAGTTGTATTGGAAGATTGGCAGAGTGGTCGATCGCGGCAGTCTTGAAAACTGTTGAACCGAAAGGTTCCGTAGGTTCGAATCCTACATCTTCCGCACCTTAATACCAATTCGGGTTCGTGAACAAAGGAGGCCTGTTCTTCTCGTGCAAGAAAGAAATCACGTTAAATCTCCTCATGCTAGGTGGTGGTGGTGACCTAGCAAAATTACCCTTTCGTCTAACGGCAGGACAACTGGTTTTGGTCCAGTTAATGGTAGTTCGAATCTATCAGGGGTAACAAAAAGGGTTCTTTGACATAAAAAAAGAAAGGAAAAAATATGGAAATTATTTTAGCTTTTGGTTTGGGTATTATGTTAGTTAGCACTATTGTGTTAGTTTATGTAGTACTAAAGTCAAATAAAAAAGTCAATGAATTGAGTCATTTAGAACGTGAAATACAAGAAATTTATCGTTCTATGAATGAACAAAACGGAAATATCTACCGTGAGTTAGATAAAATTAATGGTAAAATTGATTCTCGTGTTGATAAATTATATGATAATATATCTCGAGAATTAGAAGAGACTAACCGCAAGGTTGAATTTTTAAGAAAGTCTCTAGGAAAGGATTACTTTTAATCAATTAAGTTAAACCCGTTAAAGAACCCTTTTTATTTTTGCTCGGTTCATCTATCGGTTAGGATGCCAGGTTTTCATCCTGGAAAGAGGGGTTCGATTCCCCTACCGAGTACTATTGGACCCTTAGCTCAGTTGGTCAGAGCGTCAGACTCATAATCTGGGGGTCGTAGGTTCAAACCCTACAGGGTCCACTAAAATTTTTAAAAAGATTTCATATTTATCAATGTGAAATCATTACTATTGATTCTGTTAACATTACCTAGTCTTTTATTCTCTCAAATTATAATTGATAAAGCGGGTGATGGATGGGATTTAAAAATTGATTCAGCATTACAATTAATTAAAAAAACAGATATTAAAAAATATCAGTTACTAGATAGTGTTTGTGGTAAAGTAGAATTTTGGTCTTCTGGTTTTTCTTCAAATGAAGGAAAATATAGTGAAAAAGGAATAATATTAGTTGCTGTTAAAGATGTAAAACTAAACTCAATTAATAACCTAGCAGTGGTGCTGGTTCATGAGAGTTTACATTTGCATGTTTTACAAAAAGGGTACATCATAATTCCTGAACAAGAGGAAGCGTGGTGTTACAGATATGAGCTTGACTTTATTGACAAGCTACCTAATCCTGAACCTTGGTTAAAACAGCATGCAATAACTCAATTAACTAATATACAAAAATGAAAAAACTAATCCTATTCTTATTAACGGCCTTAGCCGTTTTCGGAGTATCAGCACAATCAGCTTCTACATCACCTGGAACAGGGCACTGGGTGGTAATTGATTCTGGTTATCAAGTAGCAACCACTACTGTCGGACAGACTGTTGCCCCTTTACACTTCTATAATACTTCTACATCTGAAAAGATTACAGGTATGCAGTACAGAGTATTTTATGATAACACTGCATTTACAGCAGCTGTTCCTTCATTAAAGATCTCTACTACTGACCAATATCTTCAGTATGTAGATAGTAACACTCAAGGATTTTTGACTGTTACTTTGGTTTACACAGGAACCAGTTCTACATTCAACTATTCAAATGGTGCTACTTTTGATCTTACCTTCACTCATGCTGGTAGTGCAACATGGAACACTTTGGATTCTATTAAGACTTTAAAAGTTGCTGGTGTTAAATCATTTGCTAACAAAGCAGCTACTAACTGGGGTAATGATACTACATTGGTAGTTTATTCTTACGGTGGTCGTTTCAATCAAAAAGTATTAAGATTTGCTGCTAAGTTTAAAAACGTTACCGGTTCAGATGCTAAGAACTTATGGGTATCTTTAGAAAAGAAAGCACCTTCAGGATCTTGGACTCAAGTAGAAGCTAAAGCAACTAACTCTACAGGCGTTGTTGTATTTAGAAAATTCTTAGATACTACTTACTGGGATGTTAGAATGGTGGTTAAAGGAGATACAATGACTCCTGGATCTGTTATTTCAACTGCAGACGCTCAAAAGATTAACCAATCGATCCTAGCCCAATACACTCCTTCAGGATTTGATTACTATACAATGGATGTAAACGGAACTGACGGTTCAATCAGCATTGCAGACGTTTATTCAGTATATGGAAGATTAGCAGGTAGATTCTCTAGCTGGCCTAACTCTAAAAAGGATGTAATGTTCTTCACAGTTGCTGAATATAACGCTATTAATGGTTCAGCTACTAACTTAACTTCTACTTACTCAACAATCAACAACTTTGATTATAGTATTGATGGTCGTGATTCAATCACTTACTATGTAGCAGTTAAAGGAGACGCTAACGCAACTGGTTTTAAAATGGCTCGTTTAACGCCTATTAAAATTGTTAACCCAACTAATGCTAAGAACTACATCATTGACAACACTGTTCAATATGATGACGTTATAGAAACTATAGAGGTTAATATACCTAAAGTTAAAGTTGATGAAGGTAACTTAGTTAACGTTCCTGTTAAAATGCTTACTAATGGAAAACAATTAGGTGCTTTACAATTAGAGTTAAAGTATGATACTGCTTTATTAGAGTTCAAGAAAATAGACTTGTCTGAAAAAATGATGAATTGGACTTCTTATACTAATCCTTCTAATGGAGTAGTTGCTTTTGGAGCGGCTGATTTAACTAATAAAAATTTAGTTAATGATGGAGAACAAGTATTTGTAATACAATTTATTGCTAAAAAACCTCAAACAGAATGGGGAACTGCAGCTTTGTGGACTGGTCCTAAGTTTGTTGGTGGTAATGATTCTCGTGATATGAATATCACTCCTGCTATGGGAGTGATTGAGGTCCGTAGAATTAATAAAGCAGTTAAATTAACTGACTTAGAAAAAATCATTATATTCCCTAATCCAACTGAAGGAGAAATAGTAGTTCAATTTAAGGTTGAACAAGAATCTCAAACAGAAGTTTCTGTTACTGATATGGTTGGTAGAAAAATGATTGAAATTTTAAATACTAAGGTTCCTGAGGGTGAATATAGATACAATGTTAATTTAACTCATTTAAATAATGGATTGTATTTAATGTCAATCAAAACAGATACACAAATCTCAACCTCTAAAATAATTATAAATAAATAATATGTCAGAAGAAAAAGAAGAAAGCGTAATGTCAGCTACCAAAAAAGCAATTATTGGTGCTATCACTACTGCTGTTACAGCCGGCGGTGCCTGGTTTGCAACCCACTTAGGCGGTGGAGATGAGCCTAAAGAAGAAGTTAAAACTGAACAAGCAGCTCCTGCTTCTGCTGCTCCTGTAGTAATTAATGTTCAACAAAACCAAGAAAATAAGCAACAAGTTAAACAAGGTGGTGGTACTAACACAATCATTAAAGAACGTGTAGTTGAAAAACCAGTTGCTGCTCCTGCTACTAAACCAGAACCTAAAGAAGAAGATCCATGGTAAAAAAAATAATTTGTAACTTTGTTCAAAAAGTAACTTTTGGAAAAGTTTGTTTAGGATGGTGTAAGATAAAATAATATGAAAAAATGGTTTAATAAGTTTATGACTCTAGTAGCTATAACTCTTTCAGGTTGTGGTTCTATGAAAACCACTACTGAAAAAGATGTTATTGAAACTAAGGATATTTCAACTGTTTCTAACTATACTGATTCTATTAAGAAAACAGTTCAGGTAGTAAATGTTGATATGACTAAAGTTTTAGCTTTATATCCTGATTTACAAGAAAAAAATGTTGGACTTGGATTCGCAGAATCTGTATTAGACTACTTAGATGAAACAAATCGTTTTATATTTACTGAAGAGAAGAGTGAAATCAAGGAAAGGATGGTAACTCAGTTTAAAGCATCTAAAAAAGGTGTTTTTGAAGAACCAATTGATGGTAAGGGTAAGATTAAAGCAGCCCAATACTTTGTATATGTGACTGTAGCTGATTTTGCTGTAGATGAAGATGAAACTGTAATGAAAGGCAAATCAACTGTAGTTGTAACTACCTTTATTCGTTTACAAGTAAGATTTGTAGACGCTAAAACAGGTCAAATATATATCGGTTCAGGTGAAGGTGAGTCACAAAAAGTAGGTGAATCATTCCTTAAAAATCTTGATATGAAGTTTTCTCAAAGTACTGTAGGTAAAGCAACAAGAAAGTCTTTAGAGACTGCTACAACTAAAGTAATTGAAAACCTAATCAAGAATGGTATCTTTAAAAACTAAAATATTATTAATTTTAATGATAATTGGATTGCCCCTATGTGGGCAATCCTTTATCTATAGTTATATAGATCCGTGTACTAAACAGAGTAAATTCATTAACGCCGATATGAGTGCTCCTATAGTTATCTCGTATTATGGACAGATTAAAACGTTTACATACGGAGAATTAAGTGACGGTACATTTGATAATTGGATAAATAGTATTTATATTAAATACCAATCAACATCACCTTGTCAAGGCGTTCTTACTACTACTACAACCACAACTTCAACCAACCAAGTTTCAAATATAATTGGAAATGTTACTAATATTTTAAGTATAGACTTATCATCAGTAGCAGGAGGATTATCAGGAGGTGTAGGAAATAATGTAGGAGGAACAACATCAACAGGTTCAGGAAGTATAACAACAAATAAAAAGAAAGATGATAACAATTCTAACAATAATTCTAATAATAGTAGTTCCAATTCTAGTGATGGATCGAATCCAAGTACAGGAACAGGCCAAGAAGGAGGAAATCCACCAGAAAATCAAGGCGGGTCTAATGGATCAGGAGGAGGAACAGTAGGCAATGGAAGCAATAGTTCCAATAATAGCAATGGTTCTTCTGGGAATTCTTCTGGTAGTGGGAGTGGGAGTAACAATAGTGGAGAGACTCCCAAAGAAGAAAAACCAACAGACCAACAAGTAGAAGATACTAAGACTGAACAACAAAAAACTCAGTCATCAGGTACTGCTAAAGCAGCAGGTAAAGCTAAAGCTGAAACCCAAAAACCAGCAATCTTAGTTACTGGAGATATTGTAGGAGTACAAACTAGAGCTGATGGTTCTCAAGATGCTAGAGGTACTATGTCTTTTACTCGTGTAAAAGGTGATGGTACAGCCTCAATAGGTTTTTCGGCTGATTATATGGTTAATGCTAAAATTGGTAATTTATCAGCAATACGTTCTTGGATTGGAACTAATAAAAATGGCCATAAACATATTAATGTTGCTTCAGCTGGATTAGGAATATTACCTAAATCTACTACAGCAAATGCTTTATTGATACGAGTTAACTCAATTAAATCATTTACTGCTCTATACGGTGTGTCTGGTACTTATGGACAGTTATTTGGTGAAGAGTTAATATCAACTATAGCTATTGGTGGTTTTATGTATAAAGGAAAAATTGGTAAAGCAGTAGATGCTACAATTATTATGGCCGGAATTTATTCTCCTTATTCTAAATTTTATACAGAATCAATTTTTGATGCAAAACCAATTATTATACCTTTTTTAAATTTAAATTATAAATTAACTAAAACATTTGGAATTGGGTTAACAGGAGGTGGTACTTATATAGCTGGTCAAGATATTCTTAATTTTCAAATATTAATGGGAGCAAAATTAAAAATATGAGGTGGTTAATTATATTAATGTTTTTATTTAGTACAAATCTTTATAGTCAATCACCTTTATGTGCTAGTAGACCTACAACGTTTTGTTGTGAGTATGTTTCTAGTGTGACTATTAATGGTAGAACATTTGCTGGAAGTACAGGTTTTACTTCTTCTTCAGGTGGAAACCCTGCTGGTTATTATGATTATGCTTATACTAAAGATACTGTTCCTAGAATTAAAGCAGGACAAAGTATATCTATTTCATACACAGGAGTTACAAATGGTAATTATATGGAATATTTTAAACTTTGGATTGATTTTAATGGTAATGGAGTATTAACAGATGCTGGTGAGTTAGTTCATAGCTCAAATTATCAATGGACAGGAACTAAAACAGTTACTGCTTCTTTTACTGTTCCTACCTCAGTTTATAATGGAGAAGTTTACATGAGATTTGTAATGCAATACTCAGGTTCTCCTACTATTTGTGGTACTTATCCTTATGGAAATACATTTGATTTTAAAACTAGAATTGTTGGTGCTACAGATCCTTTTTCATATTCAGGTTACATTTATAACTCTGAGGGGGTAGGAATACAAAATATACCAGTTAAATTTTATTCTAAATTAAAATCAGCCTCTACTTATACTTTTGAAAGCACTATCAATACAGATGCAAATGGTAAATATGCTATCTCATCTACTAAAGACGCTACAGTTTATGATTTTCAAATTGAAATCAGTAGTTTAACTATTTCATCTCCTGCTGTTAGTGATGCTCAATCATTTAATCAAAAAGTATTAAGTCGATCTTTTAATGCTAGAGACTATTATAGAATGGATGTTAATAATGATGATAATTTAACTATTACAGATGTTTATTTAGTTTATGGTAAAATAATAGGTAGAGCATGGAGAAGTCCAGTTCCAAATTATCGGATTTTCACCCCAACTGAGTGGAATACTATTAATACTTCATCATCTAACCTTAAATCAACCTACTCAGGAACTCAAACTATTACTGTATCTGGAGTGTCTAATAAAGGTAGTTCTAATTATTATTTATTTCGTACAGGTTATAGAAATTAACATATTTATAAAAGATGTTAAATTTATTAACTCCTATATTATTACTTTTATCACCTATTGACACTACTAAAATAAGTGTTAATGTAATTAATGTCCAACATGTCCAAACTATTGGAGGTAGAGATGTTACTTTTGGTGTTAAAGAAACTGTTGAAGAATTACTAATTGAAAAAGGATATACCCCCAATGACTCATTAGGTATGTCTGTTCAAGTAAGTATAGATAGTATTTATTCCCCTCAACAAATTGTAAATATAATGGGTTTACAATGGTTAAAAAAAGATTATATTGTTGAAACTACAATATGTATAGGTACAGGTTGTCATAAATCAGTTGGTGTTAGAAAAACATTTATTTTCACTGCATTTTTAAATGTTGAAAATAATGAAGTTCCGTTAAACCGAAAGGCGTTCTCGAAAGCGTTACAAGAAAGTTTAACAAAAACAACAAAACAACTATAATATGAAAAATTTCTTTAAACAACTATTCGACGACAACAACTCAATTAATGAAAAAGCATTAGTAGGCTTTATTGCTTTCTTTATGCTTTGTATTGCCCTTATTGTAGACCTAGTAACCGGTTACATGGGTACTGCTTTAGTAATTAATGAATTTATTTTTGATGGATTTATGGTAATTATTTTAGGTTCATTTGGTATTGCCTCTGTAGATAAATTTTTGAATAAAAAAGATAAACACGAAGAAGATAAAGATATAGAAGGATAATGAAATCTACATTACTAGTATTATTATTATCATTAACCACAACCTTTGCTTTTGTTTGTAGTTACTTCGGAGGATTAGCTATAGATAATAGTGAGCAGTATTTAGCTATAGTGGCTGTTGCTTTTATGGATGGGTTTTTCGGTATAGTTGCTGGTACTAAGAAAGAAGGATTTAAAACTTATAAAGCAGTTAAAGTATTAAAGACCACATTTACTTGGTTAGTTATACTAACAGTAATATTAATGGTAGA